TGAAGAGTTTGCGTCCAACTGCCGTTTCATCCTGACCTGTAATTTCAAGAACAGGGTGATTGAGCCGTTGCACTCGCGGTGTACCTGTATTGATTTCCGCATTCCCAACAAGGAAAAGGCTAAACTTGCTGTTCGTTTCCTGAAGCGAGCCGAGGATATTCTAAAGCGGGAAGGCATCCAATACGATCAGAAGGTGGTTGCTCAATTGGTGGGCAAGTACTTCCCTGACTTCCGCCGTACCCTGAATGAACTACAGCGATATTCGTCTTGCGGTAAGATTGATGTGGGCATCCTGAACTCTATTGCTGAAGTTCAAATCAAAGAATTGGTCAAGAGCATGAAGACCAAGGACTTTGCAGGAGTCCGCAAGTGGGTGGTGGACAACTTGGATAACGACGCAACTCGTGTGTTCCGTGCAGTTTATGACGGGCTGTACGAGTCTTTGGAAAGTGGCTCTATTCCCCAAGCCATTCTTGTGCTTGCAGACTACCAATACAAGGCAGCGTTTGCAGCAGACGCAGAGATCAACCTGACTGCTTGCATGGTGCAACTAATGATGGAGTGCAAGTTCAAGTGAGCCACCAACTGTCTGATTATTTGAAAGCCATCAACGAAACCAAGGAGCCGTTGATGGACACCCCTGAATGGGGCAAGCCGTCGTATCCACCGTTTGTGGTGGGTCGGTGTCTCTCGTATTTTCCTGATACGCTGTTTGCCGTGAACGAGATGAATACCCGTGCCCACATTGATCCCAAGATGCACTTTGACTTTCTGCGGGGAGCGGTGCGAAAGCGTAAGCGGTTCTCCAAGTGGCTCAAGCGGGAGAATGACGAGCGGGTGCAAGCCCTGATTGAGTACTACGGGTTCTCTGCCAAGAAGGCACGGGAAGCCCTGACTGTTCTGACCGAGAAACAAGTTTCACAAATTATGGATGCCGTTTCCAAGGGTGGAAAGCCGTAATCTTCTAAATAGTTCCGTGTCGATATTTTTTAAGAAAGTGGAATAGGCATGGAACAAAACAACGAACGGTATATTGATCTTGAACCCAAAGACCTGCTAGAAGTCACCATTGCAAAGCCTGATGACTTCCTCAAGGTTCGTGAAACCCTGACCCGTATCGGGGTGTCGTCTCGCAAAGAAAAGAAGTTGTGGCAGTCCTGCCATATTCTTCACAAGCGTGGCAAGTACTACATTGTTCACTTCAAGGAAATGTTTGCACTTGATGATCTGCCCACCTCTATTGACAGCGAAGACATTGGGCGGCGCAACACTATTGCGTGTCTGCTAGAAGAGTGGGGGCTGCTCAAGATTGTAAACAAAGAAAAGATTGTGGACAAAGTGCCCCTGAACAAAATAAAGATTCTGCCCCATAAAGAAAAGGGCGAGTGGGAACTCTGCCCTAAATACCACATAGGACGGAGCAAACCGGGACACAAGCCCGAATCTGAAGACTGAAAAAGGAGATATTCGTAATGAGCCGACTCGTGATAAAGTTCCCAACGCGGAACCGACCCGAAAAGTTTAAGTCTGTGTTTACACGCTACATGACCTTCCTGAGTGGGCGGCATGATGTGCGTTTTGTTGTCAGTATGGATGCCGATGACGCAACCATGAACAACGATGCCATGCGTGAGTGGTTTGAGACGCAAAAGAAGTCTGTGGATATCAAGTATTGCTACGGGTACTCCAAGAGCAAGATTCAAGCCTGTAACGCAGATATGGAAGGCGAATACGGCGATATTTTGTTGTTGGCTTCAGATGATATGGTTCCTGTTCAGATGTCATATGATGATGTAATTGTGAAGTGCTTTGAGCAAGCATTTCCCGATTTTGATGGAGCCATCAAGTTTTGGGACGGATTGCGTGACATAAACGATTCGTTGATGACGCTTACCGTTATGGGGTTTCCCCTATACAAGCAGTTTGGATACATCTATAATCCTGAATACACATCATTGTATTGCGATAATGAGCAAACACAGGTGTGCGCGTCTTTAGGAAAACTTGCAAAGTGTGATTTGTGCATAATCAAACACGAATGGACACCAGAACCATTTGATACTCTTCATGCACGAAACGAAAACAGGGACATGTACAGTATAGATCAAAAGGTATACGAAGCCCGATTGGCTCGTGGTTTTGATATGGATGTTATGTTTGGAGAAAAGAAGTAATATGATCGTTCAGATCACGATGACACGAAACGAGTTGTTTCTCATCAAAGAGATGATGCCGCATTGGCAAAAATATGCAGATGCCTTTATTTTTATGGATGACCGATCAACAGATGGTACTTACGAGTACCTGATGGAAAATAAAGAAAAATACAACATACTCAATGTGTTGCCTAGTAATCTCACAGACACAGAACTTTCAAACGAAGCAACAACAAGACAAAGACTATACGATGAGGCACTTAAGCATTCTGGAAATATCATATGCCTAGACACCGATGAATATTTGGATGGCAATATAGAAAAAGCAGAATTGGAAAGTATACTAGAAAACAACAAAGATACGATAATTTATTTGAGATGGATACAGTATACAGATAAAAATCAAATCAGAGTGGATGGGCCTTGGAAGGTTAATTACAAAGATCGTGTTGGCTCGTATAGTAAAAGAGCAACATTTAGACCTGCACAGATGCACTCTGAACACATCCCATATCCCGGAAAACACGGAGTAATTGATGTTCCGCATCTGTTTATTGCACACGCACAATGGTTAGATAAGCCAACAGTTGCGGTAAAGCAATACTTTTGGAAAATCAACGATTATATAACAAAAAACAAGTACAAAGCAGAAACAATACCACCCACAGCATATGACGAATCTGTTGCAAATTTCCAATGGGAGTATTCCGCATTTGACTTTCCTTTGAAGATCAGGTATGATGTGTATTCAGATCAAGACATCAAATCAAGTTACAAATACAAGTTCATCAAGGACAAAATCAAGGAGTTTAATATCCCAAATTTGAATGATTGGGGTATGGAAATACACTAATGGAAGAAATTCTAAAACTAATAGCAGAGTACGCAGACAAGAAAACATCCACCAAGCAATGGACGGCTGGTGTTGATTGGGTTCAATATGCTGGTCCGTATTTTGATTCTGAAGAGTATACCGAATCTGCCAAAGCCTTGTTGAAGGGTTGGCTGGTGCTGGGAGAAAACGGTATCAGATTTGAAACTCTGTTTCCCAAACTTATGGGAAAGCAGTTTGGTATCCTTACAAATAGCGGCAGCAGTTCCAATCTCATAATGATGTCTGCTCTTGCTTCCAAGCGGCTGTATAATCTGCCTAAAGGCACAAAGGTTATTACACCTATTGCAGGATTTCCAACAACAATCAACCCAATATTTCAAGTTGGATTCACTCCAGAGTTTGTGGATATTGATCTAGACACTTTGAATCTTAATTTGGATCAAGTGGAAGAAAAGGCAAAGCAGGGGTGCAAGGTTATCACCTTTGCCCATGTTTTGGGGAATCCTCCAAACATGGACAGGCTGATGGATATCGTGAATCAATACGGTTTGATCTTTTTGGAAGACTGCTGTGACGCATTGGGTTCCTCATATAAGGGACAGGCTTTGGGAAGTTATGGAGAGTTTGCGTCATGCTCATTCTATCCTGCTCACCACATCACGATGGGTGAGGGCGGTTTTGTTGCTTGCAAGACACACCAACAGGAAACCGTTGCACGAAGTTTTAGGGAATGGGGAAGAGGGTGTTATTGCGTTGGGCAAAAAGCAAATCTACTAAAGAATGGAACTTGCAAGAATAGATTTTCTAATTGGTTGCCTGCACTACCTGATGAGATATTCGATCACAAGTATGTGTACGATGAGATTGGTTACAATCTGAAGCCAACAGATTTGCAAGCAGGAATGGGTCTTGCTCAACTCAAGAAACTTCCAAGAATCATTGAGATGAGAAAGCACAATCACGCACGCCTGTGCAATATATTTGCAATGTATGAAGACTATTTTGTTTTACCAAAAGCAACTGAAGGCTCTGATCCTGCTTGGTTTGCTTTTGCTGTAACAATCAAGGACGGAAGTCCATTCAAACGAATAGATATTGTGGAGCATTTTGAAAACCACAAGATTCAAACACGACCGTACTTTGCAGGAAACATAATGCTTCAGCCCGCATACGAAGGTATGATGGATGCAAGCAAGGTTATTTCTGATTTTCCAAATGCACGAAAAGTAACAACAGATACATTCTTCTTGGGCACAAGTCCTGTGATAACAGATGAGCATTTGGATTACATTGAAAAGGTGTTGGATGGTTTTTTTGAAGGAATTAGAAAATGAACAAAAGAGTTTTAGTGCTAACTGGGACAACAAATGATCCTTCAAATTCAAATGACAACACAATGGAAGAGGTATTTGATTTAACATTACCATCAAAACAGAGATACTCCAAGAAATACGGATATGACCTTTTGGCATTGCGATCTTTTGGAAATGGTGATGTTTATGGATTCAAAGATACTGATATAGGTTTTTTGAAAGCAACAAGAACATTTGAGATGTTGAGATACTATGATATTGTGATGTGGATAGATGCGGACTCTATAATCACCAATCATATGCCAATAACTGATTTTCCAATAGAAGATAACTCGTTCTGTGCTTCTTACGATTGGGCATGGAAAGAATCATTCAGTACTGGAAATTTTATAATCCAACGAACAAATGAATTCGATCAACTGTTCGATATTTTCTTGCAAATAGGAAAGCAATGTAGTGGTCGTTTGATGCAAGAGCAGGAAGTGCTGAATTATATGCAAAAAAATACTAATCTAAAAAATACGATGAAGTCACTAGAGCATAGATTTCTAAATGCTGTTCCTAGTTTCATAACAGAAACTCCAACATGGAAAGCAGACAACAACAGAACAGGGATTGTGTCTCCGTGGAGTGATGATTGTTTTTTGGCACACTTGACAGGATGCACCAACCACGATAGAATCAACTTGTTGCGTGATAAATTTGCTAACCATTTGTGAGAAAAACTGATGAATCATCTTATAATAGAGAATAGACCAGAAGGTTTTTTTTCCAATTTCAACCTGATTGTTGGAAGTCTGAATCACCTGTATGATTCTAAAATAGATAATTTTTACTTTCATTGGACCAATCCTCTTTATCAGGAAACCCCAGAAAATCTATTCGATAAATATTTTTTCAAACAAAACATAGAAGAAAGATTAAAGAAAAAGTCAGCAGATTCTAATGAAATAGTATTCGATAAGATTCACACAACAGTACAATTAGGCGTTCATTTTTTCAATTTTATAACTCCAATAGAAGTGTATAGAAAGATGAATGCCGTATTGCGATTCTATAATTATTTTGATAATGAAATTTACAAATCTTGCAATGCTGCTTCATCTAAAAAACAAAACAGTTTAGGGGTTCATGTAAGAGGAACAGATCACAGTAGGCATGGTAAATTATTGCCTCTAGAATACTATTTTAACAAAATAGACCAACGGCTGAATGGTCACTATGATAATTTGTTTTTAGCAACAGACGAAAATAAAATAGTAAGTGCATTTGAGCGTAGATACGGAAGTCGCGTATTTACAAATCAAGAAATAAAAAGAAGTGACAATATGCAGAGTATACATTATAGCAATTTTCCATCCAAAGAAAAACTAGCAATAGATGTTATGACAGATGCAGCCTCGTTGGCAAATTGCGACGAAATAATCATAACTGCTAGTAATGTGTCTGGTTATGTGTTGATGGTAAATCCTGATATCAAATATGAACAGATTGATACACATATTGAGTTTATTCACTAATGAAAAAAATTGTAATAACTGGCGGTAATGGTTTTTTGGGATCTAATACCGCCCGACAATTTATCAATATGGGATATGAAGTCATGGTTTTGGCTAAAAAATCAGACAGAATATCTGATATCTTGTGTGATATAGAATTTATCAAATGTCAAGATAGTTACAGCACACACAAAGAAAAGATATTGAATTTTTCTCCAAATTTTGTTTTGGATTTTGCTTGGGTTGGTGGTAATAGACACAAAGACATAGACGACATAAATCAGTATCAAAACAACATACCAAGATCCATAGAATTATTGTCAATTATTTCTGAATTGAAAGATTGTAGATTCATTGGGGTTGGTAGTTTTTCTGAATACGGATCAATAAACAAACTAGCAACAGAAGACGATCAGGATAAACCCATTTCTTGTTATGGATTATCTAAAAGTATAGTCAAAAATATTTCAAATCTATTTTGCCAACAAAATCAAATACCTTGGACTTGGATCAGACC